ACAAGTCGGTCTGTTTCATGTCCTCCAGTATGGCTTCAGTGATGTCGGAAACATCAATGCTGGCCTGCCCGCGCACCCAATCCGTATAACCCGATTCGTTGCCTGTTTTGTCGACCAGCTGCGCGCGGTACCAGAAAATTTGCCCCGCTTTCAGGCCCATCTGCTGGTAATTACTGGCCGGGTATGGCACATCTGCCAGCAGCAGCGCATCGTCTTCAGTCCCCGTCAGGCTGTACTGAATTTCCGTTTTCAGGGTGTCGCCGGTATTTGCAGGGAATCCCCAGGTCAGTTCAATGCCAAAGACAACATCATCAGAGGCCGCAAACCCAACTGGTTTAGGCGGGTTGCCGACTTTCCCAGTCAGCGCCTTTTCCTGAGAGTATCCCCACCCGGACGAAATTTCAGCGGCATTGATTGCGCGCACGCGCACCAGGTAGCGCCCGGCATAAATCCCCGGGACGTCGAATGACGTCGTGGAGCTGCGCGGCACGTTAACCCAGTTGCCGTCGTTGCGACGCCACTGCGCCTCATAGGCGATAGCGTTTTGCGCCTGGTCCCAGCTCACGCGCATGGTTTCGACACTGATATTTTGCTGAACCACAGAAAACGAGCTGATCACGATGTTCGCAGGTGGTGACTGGTTACCCGGCGGGATCACGCTCACCGGGCGCTGGTCGATGATGGCTCCCGTATCGATGCGGGCATACTTATCCGGATCGTGAGCCGCGCCAGTAACAGTAAACGTCCCGTCATTGTTGTCGCTGACGCTGACCACGCGGTACTGCTGGGCGAACAGCTCGTCAGATTCGACAACCCAGACGCTTTCCGCCTGCGGCGTTTCGCTGTATGCGGTGCTGACTGTTACCGCTTTTCCGTTCACAGCCTGGATTGTACGGGCCTGCGATGCGCCGGAGGGCAGGTTGAGAATGAGGCGGTGACCTGCCTTTGCATCCGGCGCGCGGTCGAGGGTGATCACCCTGCCATTCACAGAACTGATGCGGCCGCCGGTGACTTTACCGGACAGCATTTCGTCAGCGACAGCGATGATATAGCCCGGCTGCGGAATATTACCGTCCAGCCCAACGGAGAAAGTGACCACACGGTCCTTGTTGTTGGTCAGGATCCCCCAGCGCCCCTTGCGGTTTGCCTCGCTCTGGCGGGTGCAGCCAATCGCGGTCATTTCGAGCTGGTTAAACCCGTAGCGTGCAACCAGCGGTTGCTCAAACACGGGCTCCATGGCGTCAGCGTAGCCGTTATCCGGATCGGAGTATGAGACCAGCGCCGTGGTGTAACGGGTTTTGGTGGTGCTGCTTGAGTAAACAAATTCACCGTTTACGACGTTGGCGCGGGTGTAGCCGTAATCGATATCGCGCGGCATGTCCGCCAGCGCCACGATCTGGTTACCGCCCCAGTACGTCATGCCACGGAAGATGGCGGCAAAGTCCCGCAGCACGGTATAAGCTTCGTTGCGGTCCTGCACATAGACGTTGCAGGTGTAGCGCGGCTCAACGCCGTTCCCGCCCTTCCCGTCCGGTACCATCTGGTCGCAGTACTGTGCCACCTGGTACAGTGTCCATTTATCGATATTCGCCGCTGTCAGACGATGGCCCAGACCAAAGCGGTCGGCGACCACGATGTCGTAAAAAATCCACGCCGGGTTATCCGTCCAGGCCCATTTAAACCCGCCCGTCCAGGTGCCGGTATAGGTGCGCGTAACCGGGTCATAATTATCGGGGACACGGATCACGCGCATCGCCGGTTCACAGGAAATCTGCGGGATGCTGCCGTTAAACTGGCTGGAGTCAAATTCGATGTACAGCAGCGCGGTATTCGGATATCGCAGCTTTGCGTCGATGACTTCGGTATAGCTCTGCAGCGTCATGGTGTCGCCAATTCTGGCGCTGTTGGCATCCGGCGTTAATTTGCGAAGGCGCAATGTCCAGGTGCTGCCAGCACGCGGCAGGTCGATACGGTGGCTGCGCTCATAGCCCGAGGTGGTTTTACCGGTTACCGCCGTATTGATTACAGTTTGCCAGGTGCCACCATCTGTCTGCAGGTCAACGGCATACGCCACAGAATTACCCACCAGATCCCCGTCATCCTCCTGGCGGTACAGCGACGGCCATTTGATACGCAGGCGAACGGCAGACAACTGCGTGTTGGTAAACGTGCGCGTCCAGGCGGTGGCGCTGGAAACTTCCGTGCCCACGCTGATTTCGTTTTCAGAACCCGGCATACCCAGAATATACGGCTGCGCCTGGTTACCGGGGCGGAATTCCCAGGCCACACCAGAGAAATTCCGGGAGCCATCAGGGTTTTCCAGCGGGGTGCCATCCAGAAAAATATTACTGCCCGTCAGCCCACCAGCAAATTCACCCTCGCCCAGGGCAATTAAGATTTTGGCTTTTGCCACCGACTGCAGATCGTCCGGCTGTTCTGAAGGGTTGCGCTGCTTAGACTCGCCGCCTTTGCGCCCTTTAATATGTTTTGCCATTTTTCGCCCATAAAGAAAGCCGCGTAATGGCGGCCACTGTTCGAATATCAGGATGTTGCTGATGCAAATCCCTGGGTATGTTGTGTACTCAGCCCGTCAGCGGGTGAACACTGGCGCAGTCTGGGAAGGAGGGATGGCTGATAACCTCCGGTTAAGGATTTGTATGTCAAACGAAGATCTTTCCGATTTTGAAACTCTCCAACGCCGGCTTAGCTCGGCTGAAGTACTACTAACCCTGATGTGCCAGCAACTGACTGCTGATCAGAGAGCAAGCATTAACACCATTCTTGATGAAAAGTTAAAATCATGGAAAGGTAAAGATATTATCGAAGATATTATGGATGGGGCTAAGCACATCCTTAATCAAAAACTCTAACCCTAAGGCGGCCGCATGGCCGCCTAGTTAATTAGGCCTAAACATTTACAATAATTACTAGCGAACAATTTTGCTCGTTCGTAATACTCACCAAATTTTGTGTCGGCACTATATGGCTCGTAGTATTCAATTATCAATTTGCTTTCACCCTTTCCACTTTGATGAAACCCATGAACTGTTATTTTAGTTTCAATGGTTTCTATAAACTCCCCAAGTAAAACCAATGCTGATTCATTAAGGCCCAACTTACCATCAGAAGATCGAACACTCTTTTCTAAACATGAAACTTCAAAGCGTAATGACATTCTAACCTCGCTTAAAATGAAATATATTAAATTATTGCTGATCTTCGACGTAAATACCGGCGGAAATAATAGCGCCACCAATTCGGCGTTTCCCGTAGCCAATGGGTACCGGATAACCCTGCGCGGCTGTATTTGTTACACCGCCAAACGCATACGATGCGCGGTTATCGGCGTCCTGCTTACTGGCGAGTCCTGCAGGTTGAGGGGATAGCATCTGAATAACTCCACCTGCCATCAAACCAATACCAGCACTAACCATTGCTCCACCAACTGGAGAGGCCCAGCCGTAGGAAAGCCCAGTTACCACGACACCAACGACTACTAAAACGGCACCAAGAATTGTCTGTAGAACGCCTGCTTTCTTGCTGCCAATTATTACAGGGACGATACGAATCACTTCTTTCGTTACTGGAAAACCAAGATCATCTACACCAATATTTTTTTTGCCAAGGAAGACTGCATAGGTTAAGCCGCGACGCTGACTGGTGATCATAAATTGTTCAAAACCTTTGATCGTCACAGCCAGCGCACGTGGAGCCTCATGAATAATGCTAATAAGTCGATGATGCGTTTTTCCAAAAGTCTTACCTAAAATACCGCTCAATTCTATTTCAGCCATTACTTCTTGCATGATTACTCCCAAAATAAAAAACCCACCATTGGTGGGTTGAGTGGTTAATATTTAATTCATTCTAACGGCAAGGGTTTTACATCTACATTCCCGCTTGGATCAGCAAAAAGCCGCACTGCTTTGGTTTCACCGGTTTTGAGCTGCACATAACTCCCGGCGGGTATTGCATCAGAAATACAAAGTTTACCCTCACCTTTTATTGCAACACTCCACTCTCCTGCTTTTAATTTAAAAGTAGCTTTCTCTCCAGGATTAAGGATGGCCGACTTTTCATTATTGAGATACACGCCTGTATAACAACCGCTACCTAAATATCCCTTATCGCGAACAACAATAAGTGTTGAATCAGAGTCTGGTGTTTTGTTTTGATATTTCAATAATCTTTCAGGTGGAGCTTGCTTCGCTTGGCTGGGAAGAACGGCTTCAGTTGCACACCCAACTAAGCCAAACAACGCCGCTGCAAACAGAATTTTTTTCATATCCTTATCCCCTTTTGGTTTGGAGAAAGGTTAGCACAGAGACTTATGGCGTAAAATCTTCATGGTTCGCTCCATCCAGTAACCGCCGTACGGCACCCGCTGGCTGAGATGCCCGTAAAGATGGTGCAGCAGCATATTGCCTTCCAGCAGTACTCCGGCATGGTTCCACTTATTCGACTGCACCTGCATGATCACCACGTCGCCCGGCTGCGGCGCGCCGGTGAATTCTCGGAAACCGCAATCGTACCAGTTATCCTGGTAAAAGTTATCCGGGTACTGGTCCTCCCACCACGGGTAATCGACGCGGTAATCAGTCAGCGCGATATCGTAGGTCTGCCGATAGTAGCTCATCACCAGCCCCCAGCAGTCGTAAACACCGAGCACAAACGGGCGTTCAAGCAGCGGAATTTCACCGCGTGGCATGATGGTCCGTAAATCGCCTTCCGGCCAGCTGACGATATGCCAGGGCAGCGCCGTCACATCACACTGCGCCTTGTCCAGCTCGCTCGGCTGCGTGGTGGCGTCCGGGTGGCTGTGAACAATTGCTGTTACCGTTCCCCAGTCTTCCGCTGCGGCGTAATCCTCCGGCGACAGGTGAAAATATTCTGTGGGTTCAGTGGCGAGGTTGCGACACGGGAAATACTTCTCCACCCTGCTTTTCTGCGCCACCACCCCGCAGCACTCGCGCGGATATTCCGCTTCGGCGTGGGCCATGATGGCCGCGATGGTCTTTTTACGCATATCAGCTCCGAATGAGGGATGTGCCCGGGAAGCCGCCGAACGACAGCTCGTTACCTTCCCCGAACCGCAGTTTGCACGCGGTCAGTGTACCGTTGCATTCATCGCGGGACGGGTCGTCCACCGGGTTGTTGTTTTTATCGAAATAGCGCGTCCCGGCGTAATCACAGCCATCGCCGGTGCGGTATTTGTTGCGGATGCACCAGGTACACAGGGAATGAAGCTGGCGCGTCGGGATCATCAGTCCCTGCAAATCCATTGGGCTGGATAACGCGAACTCCACCACCTCACTGGTTTCGGAGGTTTTCGCATCGATATACCAGACCTGCAGCTTTTCCTGCGTGGCGTCTGCCGTCGGGTTTCCACCGGCAAAGTTACGCGCATCGAGGTACTGAGCCAGCGTATCGTGAATCGTTACTTTAGCCTGAAGTAGATCGTCATACGCCAGGCACAGCGCGGTGATCGAACCGTCCAGGTTGGCGACAGATAATTTCGGCTGTGCGCTGCTTCCGCTGGTTGACGCTTCGATACCTTCAATCTGGCACGGCCAGGCTTTGAACTCCTGCCCCTGCCACCAGATGCTTTTTGCGGGAAGTTTTGACTCATCGCCGCCAGCGGCCACAATCTCCGCTTCGGTATGCGGCAGATTCTGGCTGTGAAAACGCAGCACCTCTCCGGTGCCGAACGCTGTGCCGTCGACAGAAAAAAGCCGGACTGCATTGCCCGGCTCAAGTTTCTGGTAATCACTGTTTAAGCTCATGGTTTATAAGCCTGTTCAAAGGTTGCGGAAAGATTAAACAGCCCGGCGCCAAGCGGTGTCGGTGTGTAGGTATCGCAGCGGTAAAGCCCGAGCGGCTCAAGCGGTGGACGCCACTGAAACGACTTCACGCCCTGGTGCCGATCGAGAAAGGCCTTAATCGCCGCGATATATGCTTCTGTCCCGGTAAACTGAAGGTTCCACTTTTGCGATCGGGGATTAATCCCGTCGCCGGATACCTGTTCGTATCCGTCACCAAATTTCGCGGTACGGCGGCGGAACGTTACTTCCTGCTCAGCGTTGATGCGCGGGCACCAGCTGAACGTTTCTATAGCCATCAGCGGCCCCCTTTTGCCATATTCCAGACTGCGCCACCCGGAGAAATGTCCCGGCTAATCAGCTCGCGATAGCGACGATCGACATAATTACCCACCTCACGCCCGAACTGCTCATAGCCGCCAGTTGCCTGGCTTTGCGTGTTTCCGTTACCGTCAATGTGGATAGTAACCTGTGGCGCTCCGCCACCCGCCGGCGCGACGCCACCACTTCCCACGGCACGCACACCAAGCGAACCATCGGCGGCGCGGGTCAGCGGCATGATAGCCTCCGGCCCGGCCTCCCCCATCAGTCCGGCACCTTTGGCGAATGCAAACAGCGTCGGAGAGCTGACAACGGAATTGCTGTACTGGCTGAGATCGGAGGAAGAGTAAACACCGCCTCTGGCGTTGAACTGAAGGGTAGAACCGTAGGACTGAAGCGCGGTGCCGGAGCTGGCAGAGGACGCTGCGCCGCCAAACAGTGAACCGATGGAACTGGCCGCATTGGCGATCATCATATTCACCATCACCTGTTCGATGATTTTCAGAACGCTGATGCCCCAGTCCTTCCAGCTCGCTTTATTGCCGTTGAGCATATCGACGATGTTATTGCTGATACCGGAGAGTGCGCTCTGCATGGCGTCGGCGGCCAGCGTTGCATAGTTCGTGGAGTCATCCACCCAGTCGGCAAGCCCGTCCCGCGCGCCGGTTACCCAGTCAGCCTGCAGCGCATCAATTTGTTTGTAGTAATCCTCCTGGATCTCCAGCCTTTCAGCCTGCGCATCTTTTAAAGCCTGCGTTTCGCGATCATAAACCGTCTGGCTGATATCACCAGCCTGATACTGCTTTTGCAGCTCCCGCTGCTGGTCAAGGTAGTCGCGCTCAATACCCAGCCGTTCCCTGAGCCGCTCACGCTGCCTGTTGCCGAGTCCGGCACCCTGAATATCCACGCTCAGATCCGCGCGGGCATTATCATTCTGCGCCTGCAGGCCCGCCACGAATGCCGCCACCTTCGCGTTTTCCTCATTAGCTTTTTTCAGCTGGTTGAGGCGATCCACTTCCTGCGCCAGCTGCTGAAGCCGGACTTTTTGCGCGTCGTTAATCCCGGTGAGCTTTCCCTCCGCCAGATCGAACTGCAGTTTCTGCTGCTCGGTCACCTCCGCCGTTTTTTTGCCGGTGGTGTCGATAAGGGCAATCTGGCGCAGATAACCCAGTTCCATGGATTTAAACGCGCTTTCCAGCTTTTTGGCGCTGGCATCAGGCGTCACCTTGCCGTTGGACTCGCCCGGTGCAAGGGAGTAGTCACCCGTTCCGGTAAAGGGCAAGGGTGTGGAGGAAATGACGGGGGCCGCTCCGGCAATAGCCGCCAGCCGCGTACGCTGCGCCAGCAGTTCATGCAGCTCCTTCTGTTTCCCTTCCGTATCCATACCGATACGGTTCACACCCGCCAGGAAGCCTTTGTCGTTAAGGTCGGCCTCAAGATTTCTGATCCGCCGCTCAACTTCAAACAGCGAGGCATTAGCGGAGAGCTTTTGCCCGCCCTGGTAATTATCAATAAGGTTACCCAGCGCTGACGCCGCTTTGCCCAGCCAGCCAACAAGAGAAGCAATACCACCGACCATTTCCGCCAGGCCCTGAAGCACTTTGGGATCGGTGAATACTGCCCGCAGATCTCCCAGTCCGGCCTGAAGTGGCGAAAGGTCCACACGTGCCAGACCCGTGGCAATTTCCAGCTTCAGCCCCTGCGCCTGCGCTTCCATATCCTCAAAAAGGGAGTTTACTTTGACCAGATCGTCAATGGACTGCGGATCCGGCGCGACGCCGTATTCCCGCGACAGCCTGAGAAACTGCTGAAGCTTCTGGCTGTTGTTATCAAAAAGCGGCAGGAGTTTTGACAGGTCATTACCCAGGCTTTCGAGGATGGTGATCTTCTCAGCGTTTGTACCCACTTTTTCCAGCGCGCCAGCGATCGCCAGTAACTGTTTATCAGGCGTTTCCGTGGAAAGCTTCTTCGCAGAAAGACCCAGCGCGTTCAGCGCATCAACGGCTTCACCCGACTGGTTAAGTACCGCATCACCAATCTTGTCGCCAATATCCTTGAAAATATCCGCCATCTGCTCGCCTGACACGCCCGCTTTTTGCGAGGCGAACTGCCAGGCCAGCAAGTCCTGGGTGGACATGCGCAGGGATTTTGCGAGCCGGTCAGTTTCAGCGATCTGCTTTGAGGTAGTTTTTAACAGGTTGATACCCGCCACGCCTGCAGATACCGCCGCGGCGGCGGCGATGGTCGCCATTGACCCGAGCGCGGCACCGGCAAGCCGGACATCCTGCTGTACCCGGCGGCGCCAGCTTTCGGACTGGCGTTCCGCGCGGTTAAGACCCGCAGCAAAGCCACCGATATTGGCAATCAGGTCAATGGTCAGGGTTCCAAGCGATCTGGCTGCCATACTTTATCTCCGGGCATAAAAAAAACCCGCTATAAGCGGGCAGGTATTATTAAACACAAAATATATTATTCAACGCTGGTTGTACGAGGAGTTCTATTCTGATTTGTCGAGCTATCAAAATTCATTTTGCTTACAAAAGTTATAAGCGCAATTATTGCGACAAAAATAATAAGAATCATCAGACAGCCTGAAGGCCCTTTGACTCTTAACTTAAATGGAGCACCACATTTAGGGCATATATCAGCTTTATTTGATACCTTCTCTCCACATTCTTTACATTTAATCAATGCCATAGATTGCTTCCTCAGAAATATTCCCTGAAAGAATACCAAATAATGATATGGCTATAAATTGACAATCCAATATTAGTACCAGGTCCGCATAGCCTCATCAAGCGTGACGGGGCCAGTGGTGGTCGGTGTTTTAGTAAAGTGCAGGGTGAAATCCGTGACGCTGAAAGGCGGTGTGTCTTTGCCCCGGTTCACATTGGCGATAGTGCTCGAGACCAGCCCGGCAGCCCATTCCGTACGCAGCATCGGGTTAAGGCTCCCGTAACGCTCACGGTATTTCACCCAGATCTGGAATTCCCGGAAACTCAGGACTTCCTGAGCCTGCGCGATGGTTTGCCCGC